GCGACTAGTAGTTTTTTAAACATATTACTTTCCTTTTTTATTTAAACAAAAAAATCCTTTTTATAGTAGGGATGCTACTTGTCAATATTTATATAAGTTTCATGTACTTCTTATATAAAATTGATTCCTTTTCGTAAGCTTCATTTTCATCAAGCTCACGGTTTTCGTGTAATTGGAGAACGTGTACCATCTCGTGGCACACAGTTAAGATAGTTTCTTTAAAACTAAGACGTGTATCAATTTCAATATCGTACTCATCATCTTCAGCAGAATCAGTGGTCCAACCTTTAACATTATCTTCTGACAAGTCTTCAACCTCTACAGAGACTAAAACCTCTTGAGGGATGTTCAATTCTGTTTTACAAAAATCAACTATATCTTTTAATAGTGCCATAAATCTACTCCACTTGTTTTCTACTCATATCACATGGTTCATATATCCTTTTTTCAATATCATTAATTAATCTTTTAGCTTCCTCAGCTGAAGTAGTTATGTTGTAGCGTTGATACCACTGTCCCATCATACCGATGTGATGTAGTTTATCTTTCAAAGCTTCAAACTGTTCTTCCTGAGTCATTTGAGAACCCGCTGTGATATAGTTTTATTTATATCATTTTAATCTTCAACTGGTGGGGTTAAGCATTCACCATTAGCGAATGAATCGCCATATCCGCTTAGGTATTCTTCATGCCATCTCTCGACAACAACATCACCTTTGCAAGATTCAGGTAATACTTGTGGGTTTTCACACTCACGATTAGCTACCCAACCAGCAACATAGAATTTAGATTTACCACGTAGGTGATTAGTCTCTTCTACTTTGTTAGTTACTAAAGCCATTATACTTCTCCTGTAATAATTTCATAAACATCTTTCCATTTTCTTGCACGCTCACATTCGTAAGAGCAAGTTTTGTTCCAAGTATGATCGATAAGAATTCCTCTAAGACCAACATCGTTGCCCATCTTAATGTTAGCAGCTTTGTCTTCAATCCAGAAACATTCAGTATCTTCCCACTTTTTAAGAGCAATATCTTTGTCTTCACCAGTATTTAGTATAGTGAAGCCGTCAAAGACATCACCAAATACATTGCGCAAGTTCTCTTTACGATACTCATGAGCAAGTTTACAGTTAGTCTGTGAAGTAATCACATGGAAAATATATCCATGCTCTTCATGTAACTTACGAACATACTTAATAGCATCACGCATAGGCGATAGAGTTTTCATTTCTTCTGATTTGTTAAATAAGTTTACAAACCTTGCACCAGTTTTCTGTGCAACACCTATAGCTTTACCAATGTTATACTCGGGACCAAGTCTCTCATAGCCTTCAGTCTCCTTAAGCCACTTAAAGAAATGGTACTCCCAATCTAATAGGACTCCATCACAATCAGTTAGTATTAATTTTTCATTTATTTCACGTAGCATATTTGCTCCTCTTTGCTAATGCTTCATCATATTTGTCCATTATAGCCCAAGCTCCTCTTGGAAGCTCATCGTATTTACATCCCATAGACTTCTGTAAGTCTGGACGTGTTAATTCATTTTGATCTAAGAATGGATGAAAACCATTCTCATCTAACCATAATCTTGCTGAGCGTAAACGAATACCTTCTAATTCATAGATAGTTTTTCGTTTGCTCCATTTCTCCCAACTCATGTAAGAATCCTCAATACTGCCCAACTCCAAATAAGTCCATTGGCAATTACTAATGTTATTACTAAAATATTTTCAAATGTCATCATGATGTTTTTCCTTTTTTCTTAGACGGACCCATAACGCTCTTGCCCTTAAAATATCCTCCGCTTTGTCGACGAAGGGTTTTAGCTGTTTCTTCGGGTGAGATTACTTTAACCTTACCACCAGCATCAATCCAATCCTGGATTTCTTTCGAATATTTTGATTTAGCCATTACATCTCCGTAATAACAATAACTAAAACTTGCATAAAAACAATTAATAGTGCCATTTCCATCATATACTCCCGAAGTATACTGGGCCTCCGCCTGTAACCAGTCCGGCTCCAGGTCTACCTAAACTTAAAAGAAATGGGTATTTGTAATAAATAGCAAATGTTTTTGCACCTGCTTTAGAACACCAACCTCTCGGTCTGCGATATTCAGGTGTACTTTCACCCCTAAATATAATTCGTCTGCCTTTTATAGGTAACAATCTAGTTACCTCTTTATATAAAGACATAGGTATTCCTTTAAAATAACTTTCTTCTGCACTAGGGCTTATATATTTTCCTAAGAGTTCTCGCTCTGCAGGCTTATAAGCAGCATATATTTCTGGTATAACTTTTTTCATTTTTTCTCCATAATTAAATTAAAATCTCAATATTGTTTCACGAGACCAATCTGTAAACAACCAGACTCGTTCTAAACTACACCTAAGTCCGACAAAGTAATCATCTAAGACAACATCTAAGACAACACCTTCTTCCCTTAAGCGTTCAACTTCACTCAATCGAACACCGCTTTGTTGCAGTATTGACCGGACAGTTTCTCGCCTGTCTTCATCACCCGAGAATCCTATATGTAAGGTATCTCGTTCAGGATGGCCTTCAACTGTTTCAGACCATGTTGTGTCTGAACGTGAAACCAACCTATATATTAAATCTGTAACTACCATCTTAAAATCTCCCTAAAGATATATGTAAAAATAAATTTCCTAATAACACTAAAAACACTAATATTTCACTTTCCATTTTTTTCCTTTTCTCAACTGTATATGGATCATTATATCATGAAATGCGGTGCTTGTGTAACTATTTTTGAAAATAGTAAGATTTTTCTATGAAATGCGGCTTATGTAGAATATTTTTCTATGACTTTTACTAGATTTTTGTCCCAATCATCGCGATGTTCAATGAACACTTGCGGTTCTGCATCATCCACAGAGATAATTGTGACTAATTGAGTGATTGGAATGCCGGTTCTCTCTTCCCAGGCAATAGCATAAAAGCATTCTTGCATGAAATAAGAGTGACACCACTCATATTTTTTTGTTTTTTTACTTGTTTTATAATCGATAATACTTAATTTACCATCAAATTCTGCTACTAAGTCAACTCTTCCAGCGACTTTTAAATGGTCAGAATATAATGGTAACTCTTGTCCATAGACTACTCCTATTCTTGTGTCTAATATATGTTTAATTCTATTAAAGTCATGCTCGATATTAGGCATAACATCTCTGTTATAATCAGGGTCATTATTTACATACAATTCACACATAGCGTGAACTGCTGTACCTCTTCCTGCTGCTTGTCTTGATATCTTATTTGCTTCTTCATGACCAATTCTATCTCGCCATTCTTGTATAGCTTTCTTACTTAGATTACCAAGGAGATTTGTGATTGACGGATAGTATACAGTCTTGACATCAGTTTTCTCTATAACATATTTTCTACCACCTTTACTGATGGTTGCTAAATCTGTATAACCTAAGTCAATTGGTTTATGTTTGAACATTATTTAGTTTCTATTGTTGAATTTGGTCCTGCTGTTTTTTTAATTTCTTTCATTCTATCATTAAAAGAATCACTTGTTTTAGAATATACATCTCCAGCCATACGTATAGTTGTTGGTACTCCAATGACTTGTTCACAATTATGTTCTATATAATAATCATCAAGTTCTGTATAAGACATTATATCGTCCCATACTTCACCAGTCTTATTACTTTGAAATGTGTAAGTTGGCATCTTTATTCCTTATGACTATACTTTTCCACCATCTATATAACCATAGTACTTTAATAGGGTGGTGGTCTGGGTCTGGTAATTCATCTTTAAAATACTCCATGAACTCTTTTAGTTCTTCGTCGTTCAAAATTCACTTGCTAATTCTACAAGCATCTTCATTCTATTCTCTATTAAATAGTTTAGAATATTACTCTTGTCAGGATATTTATAATTCTCATATTGAGATATAGATTCTTGTTTAATATTTTCAGGTGTTCTTTCTAAGTCAATCATTTCTCTATTACGCATATAATTTCTAAATACGTGTTGAGGCATAACGTCTTTAAGATTATCTCTACTCTCCCACCATTCAGCTATTTTCTTTTTAGTCATAGGGTGTTGACGAGTATGAGTAATAAATACATCATCATTAGATAATACATTAGGAACACCATCACTTGAATCACCTTTAAGAATGTGGTCGAATAGGTATTTGCTTGGTGTATGATCTACCACTAACTTATCAAATAGCGGTGACCATTGTGTGACAAGACCATACTTTTGTAATTGAATAAAGTCTTTGTCAGCTGATATAATAACAACTGGTCCATGTAAAACTTTATCTGCTTGGTGTTTAGTTAGAGCACCGATGATGTCATCCGCTTCAGCCTTATCTATTTTAATAACAGCATAAGGGAAATTAATACGGATATCATTTAATGTCTCATCAATTAAGTCAAAGATCATTGGCCAGTCATACTTGTCTTTTGCACGAGCAGTTTTACGATTAGCTTTGTATTCTGGATAAACATCTTTACGCCAAGATGGACTATCACAACATATAATTATTTTATTATATTCATCTTCAGGGTATTTCTTTCTATACATCCTAAGATTATTTAAAATAATATGCTTAACTAAATTGGTTGATAACTCTTCACCTCTATTTAGTTGCCCCATGATTGAGCCTATTGCTAAACCATTAAAATCTACTAGTACCATTTTTCACCTACTTCATTAATATACTTCTATTATATCATAGTTTACTTTGATTGTACATAGTCTTCTGATAAATTTTTAACAGAACCATATCCAATCTTAATAGCTATAATACCATTATAGTTTTGTGGGTTTAATAAAACATCTTCATTAAACTGTATCTTAGCTTCCATATAATTTGTTTCACCACGAGTCTTACATAGACAAATAATCTCACGTTTGAAATTCTCTTTGCCTAATCCTTCTATATCTTCTAATAATCTTTTACTCGAACCCCAATACTCTTGCCAATCAGTTTCTTTGGCCTTATGTCTTTTATTCTTTCGACCAATTAAGGGCTTGAGTTTTCTAATTGTTTTGAAATACTTACGTCCGACGTAGTCGTACCCGGTGACCAGGTTGGTAATGCGATACACAAAACCATAAAAATCACCAACATCATCAGAAGTGAATTGTCGTTCATTATGCGTCCAATCTGTCTTCGATATTATCGTATTCATTTGCATCATATCCTCCACGCTGAGCCCATTCTAAATTAGCACCACAAAAAGGACAGTGCGTTACTTCTAAACCAAGTTCAATAGCTTCATTATCAAGACCTAATTCTTCTTTAACTATAACTTCAAATGGTTCACTATTGCAATCATTACATATCATAATTTAAGCTCTCCTAAATTAATATGAGTCATCATCATATCATATCCACCAATATATTTTCCATCAATTAATATTTGAGGAAATGTCCTTGCATTTGGTACTGCTTCAAAAAAATCTGAAGGTGTCCATTTAGATCCTTCAATATTTCTTTCTTCATAACTAATTTTTTTACTATCTAAATATGCTTTTGCTCTATCGCAAATGACACAATTGTTCTTACTCCATACTACTGCTCTCATAAACTTAATCCCTCGAATGATTTCTTATTGACATCTTGTTTTACACCACCTAATGTGTAAGATGTTATTTCTGTTTCTTGTGGAGCAACTTGTACTGCTCCGCCACTTATCCATTTCTCTGTCCATGGAAGTGGGTTATGCTGATGTATTGAGAATGGTACATGGTAATTAAGACTCTTAATCCTTTTTGCTCCAATCCAACGTACATATTCTTTAAGAAGCTCAGCGTTTAGTCCAATCATTGAACCAGCTCCGAATAGATAATCACACCATTCCTCTTCTTGTACTAATGCATCTTCAAATAAATTCATTACTTCATCATGTGTATCTTCTTTAATTTTTACAAAGTCTTCATCATCTTTAATTAGTTGTCTAATTATATTTAGACTTGCTGCAAGATGTAGATTCTCATCCCTTGCAATTAATTTAATAATTTTTGCATTACCTTCCATTTGTTTTAATTCTGCAAATGCCCATGAGCATGCAAAGCTCACATAGAATCTCATACCTTCCAGAATATATATACTTATTAAACAAAGATATAATAGTTTTTTATGCTTATAGCTACCGTAAGGACCATTATAATTGATGAGGTTGTCATAATGTTCTGAGATTGCATTACCACACTCGCCAATCTCTGGTATCGATGTAATTTCATCAAATACCTTTGACGGATTGGAATAGACATTTCTAATTAGATGTGTATAACTACGACTATGAATAGTCTCAAAGAATGCCCAGGTCTCTATTAGTAATTCTAATTCTGGGTTACTTGCTAATGGTAATAAGGCTAGGTCAGGACTTCTGCCCTGTACTGAGTCTAATAATATTTGTCTTTTAAGGTTTGCTGTAAAGATGTGTTGTTCATTCTTTGTGAGTTTGCCAAAATCAATCTTGTCTTTTGTAACATCAATCTCATCTGGTGTCCAATAGAATGATAACATCTTTTCATATAACTTTTGTAAGGCTGGGTATTTAACTGCATCATATCTTGCTATGTCTACACCTTCGTCAAAGAATAAATCTTTGTCCATGTGTCCTTTTGTGTTTATCTTAAATACACTTTTTTTCATACTGTAAATGATTCTCCACAGCCACATCTGGCTTTTTCTTTAGGGTTATAAAATTCAAAGCCTTCATTAAGACCTTCATACTTATAATCTATTTCACATCCATCTACATATACTAATGATTTAGGATCAATAACTACACGAATACCGTCAATAGTTTCTTCTATATCGTCTATATTTTTATCTATAGAATATTCTAAGTGATATGCCAGACCTGAACAGCCTGTAGTTTTTACTAATACACGTAAACCCATTTGGCCAGTTAGAAGGCCATGTAATTTTTTAGTTGCGTGGGAAGTTAGAGATATCATAGTATTATGTATATAAAAAAAAGACCGGAGTATTGGGTGATAAGGAACTCCGGAGAAACCTCAGCTAACCTTAAGCGGCTAGCAAATAATCGTTATTGCCGATTAAATTTTTCATTTTTAAGTCTTCGTTGACTGACGAGTCTCAGGCGGCTCTGCTACCTAATCGAAGCCGAGTCTCCCCCACAAAATGGTACCCATGACACATGTGCCTTATAGCATTTGGTGGAGGAGGTGGGAATTGAACCCACGTGTTAAGTGCTCCTACCTTTACCTTTACGTCGTTTTTAACTTCACTTCATTTTTGAATGAATGTTATGCATCATCATGTGAGAGTAATTTCCAAAGTATTCCTGCGGAAATTAGACCTACTAAACCAGCATCACCTAACTGATGTACTATATGGATAATTGTACCAATGACGTCACCGCCAAGGAAAGGCACACTACCACCAAATACTACCTGTAAAACGATAGCTAAGCTAATTAGTGAAACACCAATAGCTGTTGCAGCTGCGACGCCGCTTGTGATTTTATCTAACATATATTCTCCTATGTCGTTTTAAAAAATAGTTTAGCCTTATTTCGAAGGGTTCTCATCCTTAAACTTATCATAATATATTATTATTTAGTTTAAAGAAAATTTGTGTTTGTGAATTGGATCCTATGACCCTGAGGGTAATCCCATAATTATTTATACGTAACCTATTCTTGATAACTTGGAACTATTATAACATAATTTATAGGTAATGTACATAGCAAACGCAACTATTTGCGCTAAATAGTTTTAAAAAAGAATAATCTTTAGTTTTTGCGGTCTTTTTTAGAATATTCTTTAACATTTATCTAATCATAATAAAATACTGGTCTAGTCGCATCTATTGGATCTATTGGATTATATGTCTCTTCTGTTAATGCCATTTGTATAGCAGCCCAACTTGTTGCTTTCTTTAACGATGGTCTTGCTTCTATATTCTTTTTTAACAGCTCAACATCCCGCTGTTGCGGGTCTGGTTTTGTACCATACTTTATATAATTACCTACCATTTCACCTATATACTTATGACCATCTTCTCCACGATGTTCATCAATAACCGCTTCTCTTTTGTTGTCATCCGTTCGACCATCCATTTTTTTATATACTTTAGGTCTAGTAAGATTATCAAATTCGTCAGCTGTATGGTAGATATCCTTTGACATATCATGACCACCTTCAGTATGGCTATACATTTGTTCTGTGGCTTCAACATCTTCCCTATCTTCATATTTTAAAAAGTAATCACCATTACCAATAATACCTTGTCTTTGTAACCAT